CATAGCGGCGGCAAGCTGGCCGCGTTTGGCCGCTTCGCCTTCCTTGTCCGCCGGGCGCTCATAATGCGTCGATACGGCCGCGGCGGCTTCTTCGGCGCTCTTGGTTTGGCGCAACTTGGCGCCCGCTTTGCTTTCCTTGCCTTCGGTCAATTCGTAGTGCATGAAGGCCATTTGTTCATCAAGGGTCGACCCCTGAATGTCCTTGCCAAAACGCTTTTTGAATTCCGCTTGCCGGTCAGGGTGCCATTGCGCAATGCCGTAAGCCTTGCCGTTATCCCCGACCGCGTTCGGGTCAAAGGACGATTCCCGCTTGATGTTGGCGGCCAGGCCCGCGGCCTGTTCTTTGGTCCACCCTTGACGCTGGAAGAATTCCATTGCCTGGCGCTCTTGTTCAACGCCGCCGGCTTTCGCCTTGGAATTGACAGTGCCCGGGGCCGCGTTCGGTGCGGTTGCGCCGGGCTTGGCGGCCGGTGCGGCTGGCGCTGGCTTCGGTTCCTCTTCGCCGTACTTCTTGCCGGCGCCGCTCATAAATTCACCGGCCGCGAACTTGGCCCGCTTCCAATCGCGTTCAAACACGGCCGACAACACGTCCGCGGCGGCAATCGCCCGGTACACCATGTCGCCCAACAGGTCTTTAAGCCACTTGATGGCCTTGCCGGCGGCGGTAAATCCGGGCTCCCATTTGCTCCAATCAATGAAGCTGTCGCCGCCCCGCTTCCATGTCTGGTAATCCTGCCACAGTGCCGCGATTGCAGCGGCCAGCGCCAGCACGGCGACGACCGTCAAGTTGATAGGAATTGTGGCCGCGGCGATAGCCCCCAGGCCGACGGCGATGATGGTAAGGAAGGCGTTGACGAATTCCTTGTTTTCGCGCATCCAGGCGCCAAAATCCTTCATCATGGAAAAGAGCCCTTCAAGGGCGGGCATTGCGGCCGACAAGAGTTCGCGCCCGAAGGCTTCAAAACTCTGTTTGCTTTCGGTCATTGCCAGTTTTAGCCGGCTGGATTCTTCCGCCTGTTGCTTGGTGACGGCGCCATAGTCCTTTTGGCGCTTAATCATCAATTCAACTTCCGACCGACCCTTGAGCAATAGATTCATTGTCCCTTGGTCAATGCCCATCATCCGGCCCATGTTGTTGGCCGTGGTGCGGTCCATCTTGGAAAAGCGGTCGGACAGGTCCAGCAACACGTCGGAGCCGGAACGCGCCTTGCCGCTGGCGTCCGCGATGGAAACGCCAAGGGCTGAGAAATAGGGGATAAGCTGGGATTGCCCCGTAAGCTGCAATTCGGTTTGCGCTTTACTGAGCATATCAAGGGTGCCTTGCAAGCCTTCGGCGGACCCGCCGGCCTGTTCCGCGGCATTGGACCAGGCGGACACGCTCGACACGTTCTCTTGCAAGTTTTTGGACAGGCGGTCGAGGGCGGCGCTTGATTCGACGGTTTGTTCAATGAACCGCTTAACGGCCACAGTTCCGCCGATCAATGCCAGGAACTTGGCGGCGCTGGCCGCGACGTTGTTGAAGCCTTCGGCGCCGTCCTTGCCCGATTTCTTGAGCTTGGCGCCGGTCTTGTCCGCTTCATTTCCGGTTTCCTTGAGGCCCTTGTCGACCTTGGATTTCCCGGCGTTGAACTCCGAAGAGTCCAAGCCAAGTTTTACCAGTAAGCTGTCGATAATTGTAGCCATGTGGATTATTCCCGGTTCGCCAAGTTTCTATTGTAATCGTCTATCGTTATGACCTCCAACATATCGTAGACGTCGCGCACTCCATAGACCGTATCCAGTTCATGCAGCGTTGCCATTCGTTTGGAAAGCAACGTGCCTATTACGGCCGAAATGTTCAGGTATTCCGCGAACCCCGCTTGCTGGCCGCCGCCGGGGAGCCGCCGGAGATTGAGGGGGCGACGGCCTTCAAAAAACCCGTGTGCAATTTCCACACTTCGGCGCGAAGTTTGACCCGTGTCGCAATCTCTTCTATGTCCTCTTCAATCAGCTTGCGGACGACGTGCGGCTTGCTGGGGTCGGGCATGAATTGCACGCATTCCCACATTTCCAGCAAGAGCGGTTCCGCTGTTTCCCACTTGAGCCCGGACAGGGCACGAATGCCGACCTCTGCCATGGCGGCCATGCCCATGCGGTCAAACCCTTCCGGGACTTCGACGCCGCTTGCCATGAGGGCCAGAAGCGCCCGCATTGCCCAGGATTCCGCCCGGCTGGCGGGCATTTCGGTAAGCACAAAGACTTTGCCGGAATCGCGGCCTTCGTCTTTGACGGTGTAATTTACGGTTGAACGTGCCATTTTTAATGCCTCTCCGCATCGTGTTACCTCTCCCAAGATTTTTAAGGCGGCCCCGGCGTGCTTCGGGAGAGGGCAAAGCCGGCTTGCGCCGTTGCCGGGGCCTAACTGGTGCGATTACAGCAGCGAACGGTTCACGCTTTCCCAGGTAATCACGAAGTCCATGGGTTGCAGGACTTTTTGAGCATCCGGGATTTGCTTCGTGTTGGTCAGAATGCCGCGGGTCAGCGTGAAGGACTCGCCGGTCGACGGCAAGGCGATGGAACCGGAAATGTAGAACACTTCCCGGGCCGTCTTCATGGCCTGAATCAGCGCCGTGAAAATGTCCTTGCTGGGGCTGTCCGCTTGAAGCGTAACGGTTTGCTTCGTCGGGTTCGGCGTAAAGCCGGCCGTCATACGCCCGTCGACGCCCATTTGCACTTCTGCCAGGTCAATGGCTTCCGTGGTGAAAGCCTTGTCGCTGGCGTAGCCTTGAAGCTGCACAGGGGCCGGGAACAGGCCCGGAATGACGATGGTAAAAACGCTGTTCGCGCTGGTGATTGTGGTATCAGCCATGATTCATTTCCCCCTTACATTACGTCGATGGAAGCGACGGTGATCTTTTGGACCGCGCCGCCGTCGGTGTACCAGAAGTTGATAACCGGCGTGCCGCGGTTGCCGCGAACTTGGGCGCCCGGGTCCAAGATTTGCAGGTAATAACCCTGTTGCTCAATCGTGGTCGACACGTCCCGGCCGGCGGCCTGATTCACTTGCGCTTTCTGGCTTTCGGACAGGGTAATGCCGGTGCGAATGCTGCCAAAGTTGATGCCGCCGTTAATCGGGTCAATCATGGCCGCACGAATCAGGGAATAGCCCTGTTCGTTGTACGGAATCGACTTAACGTTCGTCAGCAGGGAGAGCAAGGCCAATTGGAATTGCGAATTCAAATAGACCTGATTGACGAAGGCATCAAGCCATTTCAACTTGCCCGGCAAATTGCCGTCATACAGGAAATTGAATTGATCGTTTGCCGTCGCATAGGCGCCGTAGAAGCTGTAACCGTTTTCCAGCAGATTGGCGGCAATTTGCTGGTCGGTCACGGTAGGCACAAAACCGCTTTGCGATTTGAAGGCGGCCGTAATGCGCCCGTTCGTGCGGGTGAAGTCGATGGAAGCCACGGTGCCCAGCACGAAGGCCGCCAGTTCCTTGGTGTTGTAGACGCACATTACGCCGTCATACGCCAGGTTCTTGGCGATGGCGCCGAAGCAAGTGGACGAACCCTGCACGATGGCTTGCGCGTCGCTATCCCAGGCAACGTAAACGAAACGCTGGTTTTGCGCATTGGACCATTCGGCAAAGAGTTCCTTGTCGGCGGTCACGGGCTCCCAAAGGGTCATGAAGTCGACCCAATTTTGCGTCGCGGCCTTGACGCTATCCATTGCCGTGGTCGGCGTGTCGACCGCCTGGCCTTGGGACAGAATGGCGCCGGTTGCGCTGGTCAGCATCAGGCCGGCGGACAGGGCGCCAGTTGCGAAGGTGATAGACGAAGCGTCGCCGGTCGTGGGGCTGGTCAGGGTGAAAGTGCTGTTGACCGCGTTCCAAGCGCACGTCGGGGCGCTGGGTCCAGTGAAGCCGGCAGTAATCAGCGTGGCCGCATTGCTGAAACTGGTCGCCGCCGAAAGGTCAATGCTGCTGGAAGTCTTGGAAACGCCGTCGACCGTGACGGTCAGCACGCCGGCCGGGATGGCTTTCAGTTCCGCCAGGCTCACGCCAGCAAAGGAACCCGATTGCAACCAGGCGGCGCGGGCGGTATCCACATACGGGGCGAACAGAAGGGCGCCCGGTTTGATCGTGGAATTATCGAAGCCCAGGAAGTAAATTTGCGAAATGGCATATTCGGCAGAAGCCGGGCCAAAAAACGCGCTTACCGCCGCGGAGCTTGCGAACGACCGGACTTCGCCGGTAGGAAGCAAAGTGCTTTTGGAAAGAATAACGCCGTTCAGAGCCAGCGGATTACCGCCGGAACCAACGACGCCGGGGTTGACGACAACAATGTCACTGGCCGGGATGGTCATTTGTTCACCTCATTAAGTAAGTGGTAATCCGCATATTATGGAGCCAAGATATCGACGGGGATTACCTTGTCAGGGTAAGCCGCTTCCGCAAATTCTTGGGGAACCGTAACGGTAGGATTGTATTGCATGGATGCCGTTAACGTCCATCGGCTTTCGTATTGCTGTTCCCCCGTGGTAAGCGGGGATTGAACGCCGTCGGACGTGTACAGCGGCTTGATATTCGCGGGGAAGTGCGCAAACCCCCAATGCGAACGAAAGGCGGTTTTTGCTGTTTTGCAAAATTCGCCCGCTTGCGCTCCGTAAAAGTCAATTTGAACGTCGATGCGCGAAGGGCCGTAAATCGTGGCCGTTCCAATCGCGGGAATCGGGGCGGTCGGCGGCTGGTATGCCGTGGCCGGTACGCTCAAATCAACTTGTAAAATTTCGGTCAGCACGCAACACGGGTTAGACGGAAGCGCCACGCGGTTGACCTGTGCCCGCACGATTTGACCGCCAGGCACGAAGGGCGCCAGGAAGGCGGCTAGGGCTTCGATTACTTGGTCGACGGATATGCTGGCGGTGTACATTATTGCCCCTTGTGTGCCAAGCGCCTAGCTTCCGACCACGGCTTGCCCTTGCCTTGTCCCTTTTTCGCGGCCGACATATTTGCTTTATATTCTTCCGAACGGGACGGTTTCTTTTTCCCTTTCAGGGCCGCCGATATTTTAGCTTTAGTCTCATCGGGAATGCTCTTACCTTTTTGGGCGGCGGCCTGTTTTGCTCGGTATTCATCAGAACGCGGCGGACGCTTCATACCTTTATGACTCGCTGAATTTTTGGCTTTGCTTTCGTCCTTCTGACGCCAGCCTTCCGGTACGCGTCGAGAATCGCCGCCGTCGGTCATGTTGTACCCGTGCCCGGATACAGTGGAAGTGCCAAAAAATTTAATGTAGTGCTTTTCCAAATCGTCCAACAAAAGACGGTCGCATGTTGCAATTTCAATAACGCTAAAATTTTCGACACCATGCTTTCGCATTGCCCGATATAGCGCACCATCAATGCCACGCTTCGCGTTCTCCAAATGCTTTTTGTATCGTGCGACGACCGTCAACTTTGTTTGACCGACATAGCCTTTGCCGTTGATGATGTTGCGAATCAAATAAATTTGCCCGCTCATTGTCAAGACCCTTGAAGGCAAATAGCCGCTTTGGTCCAATCGGGCCAGGATTCCAGCACCTTGACCACAAGCCAAGTTTGCGCCCCGCTGTTGCGCTTGACAAGGTCGCCGCCCGTGCCGTCCGGGCGAATGACGCCGGCCAGCGTGCCACGCAAATAAATGGCCCGGATGGTGCCTTGAATGTTCAAGCCGTCAAGCTGCTTTATGTCGTTGGCGTCCAAGGCTTGCACCTGGCCGGGGCCGTCGACCGGGGCCGCGTAGCTCGGCACTTGCTTTGCGCCGGCCCCGATGGTGTAGCCCGTCGACCGCAATACGGTAACGGTTTCGTTCGGGTTGACGGTGGTGGTCACACCATTGGCGAGGCCGCGCAAGTCCATGGTCAACTTCCCTTTGCAACTTTAGTGAACGCGCCACCATTGACGCTATATGCTGGCGCCCGCATCATCGTGCCGGTCCAGTTCAACGGCTTGGCTTGCGTGCCCGATGCGCCGGTTTCGCC